ATCATATCAACCAATGCCAGAGGGTGACGAGTTTGACATTGAAGAGGACGAGGACTTCGAGGAAGTGCTTGGTGCATTAGGTTTCCCAGAAGACGAAACAGAATTATTCGACGCAGAGTACCAGGGCAGGAAAGTTCCACTGAACAAACCCATGCGTGGTGACTCCAAGAAATTCAAAGTGTATGTTAAAGATCCTAAAACAGGTAACGTAAAGAAAGTGAACTTCGGACACGGTGGTACAAGTGCCAAGAAGGCAGGACAGAAGACCATGAAGATCAGGAAGAGCAATCCAAAAGCAAGGAAGAGTTTCAGAGCACGTCACAACTGTGCGAACCCAGGACCAAAGACCAAAGCAAGATACTGGTCATGTAGGAAGTGGTAATTTTTTCATAAGCCGACCCCACACTAAATATTTTGCATATGTGCGGAATATTATTTTCTCAAGACAGCAATAAGATACCCGATCTCTCTTTATTGAAACAAAGAGGTCCGGAAGGATTCAACGAGCAAGAAAATGACTTAGGATACTTTGCCCACAGCATGTTAAACACCATTGGAGGAAATGTCAAACAACCTTATCATGGCAAACACGGTGTACTATTATACAATGGATCAGTGTACAACGGAACTGGTGGAAATGACACAGCATGGCTAGGCTCCCGTCTTGATGACAATTTAGAAAACACAATAGAGATTATAAAAGTACTGAACGGCGAGTTTGCTCTGATATATGTGACAAACGATCATATCGTGTTCTGTGCAGATCATTTCAACCAAAGAAATTTGTGGTTTTATTTTGACCAATCATCAAAACAGATCACCATCTCGAGTATACCGGATATCGTACATCAAAAACACGGTGTCTCGTGGCACACTAATGAAAACAAGATTTATGTGATTGATAAAAAAACATTCTCGATTGATATCGTAACAAATAAAATATGGGACCTACAACAAGGAACGAACCATTTTGACTATGTCATAGAGGAATTCGAAAAGGCAGTAAAAAATAGATACATTCCAGAAACAAGTACCAACCTATTGAGCAGTGGATTTGATTCTGGGGTCATAAACTGTGCCACTCATAAGTTTTTTAAAGAGATCGACTGCGTTTGTGATCCCACATACGAAGTGAAAGAAACAATCAAAGAAAGAATGCAGATACACAAAGCTGTGGTTCTAAAAAATGAAGATGATTACAGAGAAAAAGAGGTAATGTTCAATGAGATTTTACCCAGTGATGATGTGTGGATGGATCCATCTGTTGACCCTTTGATCAACATCCTTAAAAAGTACGTAGGTAGGAGAAATAAAAAAATAGTGTTGTTTGGTACAGGCGGTGATGAAATATACAATGACTGGCATGAACAAAGGGAAGGATCCACAATAGGCAGAACCAATGGCCAATTCCCATCAACGCTCAAGCTCTTGTGGCCATGGTACAATTACAACAATGATAGATTGAGATTGGTCAACACAAGAAACGATTTTATATGTGGATATTTTGGGATAGAGGCTAGAAATCCCCTTTTAGATGTGAATCTTGTGCAGGCATGGCTGAACACAACCTGTACAATCAAGAACCAGGGGTATAAATCTTGGATGAAAGCATACATGGATCAAGAGGACTATCCATACACCATGAAGAAAGTACACTGGGCAATGGAAGATTATCAACCCGAAAGTTGGAAAAAACTTAAATAAATACAGCATGAAGGTTAATGAAATAACAGGAATTACTGAAGAACAATTTGAACAGTTGGCAGAGAAACAAGATGCCTGCTATCACAAAGTAAAATCAAGATATAAAGTTTGGCCTAGTGCCTATGCCTCTGGTGCACTAGTTCAGTGTCGTAAGAAGGGTGCGGCCAACTGGGGTAACAAAAGCAAAAAATGAAAATAAACGAGATACAAGAAGGATCAGACAGAGAATATCTCAGCCTTCCCAAAGAAGATATCGAGAGACTACGGGCAAAGTTCCTTCCAGACTGGGAGTACAAGGACAACAGCCTGCAGAAAAGATACAAGTTCGAGGATTACTTCGAAGTTATTAGATTTCTGATCAACACAATAAAGCCTCAAGAGAAACTAGATCACCATGCTGACCTAGGTGTGTTCTATGATGAGGTCCTAGTAAAGATTTACACACACAGGACAAATGATGTGTCCGATTACGATTTCATGGTAGCCATGCAGATGGACGCAATAGCCAAAATGAAACATGGAGCAATAAATCCCAATTACGACCTAAACGCATTGGTCGACGAAGGCACTAGATGTTGGAAGGGCTACACCAAGAAGGGCATGAAGACCATGTTCGGCAAAAGAGTGCCAAACTGTGTCAAGAGAGAATCGTTAGACATATGTGTCAACTGTGGCGGTTTAGTGTTTGAAGAAACACTCAACGAGAATCTTAAAAAATGGTTCAAGGACAAATGGGTAAGAGTTGGGCCAAAAGGAAAAATTAGAGGTGCCTGCGGTGGTAAGAGCAAAGGCGAGGGCAAGCCAAAATGTTTACCAGCCAAGAAAGCATATGCACTAGGTAAAAAAGGCCGTGCAAGTGCGGCCAAGAGGAAGAGAAGAAAAGATCCAAATCCCAACAGGCGTGGTAAGGCAATAAACGTCAAAACCAAAAAGAAAAAATAATTTGCATTCCAGACAGATCTGTTATATACTCGTTGGATAACAACAGGAGAAACAAATGGCAGTAAGAAACTTCAATGACGCGGAGAAGCAAAAGCTAATTCAAATCATATCACAGGGTTCACAGGTACTAGGCGAAGTGGATGACCTTAAAGGCGGTTTAAGAGATACAGTTAAAGCAATCTCAGAAGAGCTTGAGCTCAAACCCGCTCTAATCAACAAGGCAATTTCAATAGCACACAAGGACAACTACAAAAATCTAACTGACGACCTAGACACACTAGAGTCTATATTAGTAGCCGCAGGCAAGTTATAGTGTACAAGTTAATCAAGGACTTTTGGTTAACAAGTTACAGGACAGACAAAACTGCTTTCTACTATGAACTGGTTTCGGTAGTATTCACAATAGTCGGATCTTGTATCTTGACTTTTACCTCGCCAGAGCCTAAAATGGCATTAGTGTTTCCGATATATCTTATCGGATCAATAACACTTGCGATAGGTTCTTACAGGAGGAGAATAATCTGGACCACAGTACTGGCAAGTTGGTTTACGATAATGAATGTCATAGGAAACATCAAAGTATTTTTTTAATATGAGTTACATAGATGCATTATACAAAAAAGACGAGGACAAGATATACGTCGTAGAACGTGATCCCAAGAAAGGTCGTGTGTTCGTTGAGTACGATGCACGATATGTTTTTTACTACGAGGACGCAAGGGGCAAACACAGGTCAATGACTGGTGCACCATTGCAGAGGGTACAGTGTGCGACACAGAAAGATTTCATCAAGGAGCAGAGGATAAGATCCAACAAGACACTTTACGAACATGACATTAATCCTGTGTTCAGATGTCTTGAAGAGAACTACCTAGGCAAGGAAACTCCTAAACTGAACACCATGTTCTTTGACATAGAAGTTGACTTTGATCCTGAGAGGGGTTATTCAACAACAGACGATCCATTCATGCCCATAACTGCCATAAGTTGTTACATGAGCTGGACTGACCAATTGGTCACACTGGCAGTTCCGCCAAAGACAATCAACATGCAGGAAGCCAAGATGCTGACTGAGAGATTTCCCAACACTATGTTGTTCGAGAAAGAGAAAGATATGCTTGATGCTTTCCTACAACTGGTCGAGGACGCAGACATACTGTCAGGTTGGAACAGTGAGGGATATGATATCCCATACACAGTTGGGAGGATACAGAAGGTATTGAGTTCAGATGACACAAGACGTCTTTGCTTCTGGGGACAGAAACCCAAGAAGAGGGTGTTTGAGAAATACGGCAGGGAACAGTTGAGTTTTGATCTTGTTGGTAGGGTACATTTGGATCTATTGGAACTATACAGGAAATACACATACGAGGAACGTCACAGTTTCAGACTAGATGCAATAGGTGAACATGAACTGGGCGAGAGGAAAACAGTATACGAGGGATCATTAGATGCACTTTACAAGAACGACTTTGGATTGTTCATAGAATACAACAGGCAGGATACTGCACTACTGGCCAAACTCGAAAAGAAACTAAAATTTATAGAACTTGCCAATGAGATTGCACACCAGAACACCGTGTTGCTACAAACCACAATGGGTGCAGTCGCGGTCACAGAACAGGCCATCGTGAACGAGACACACAGGCGTGGCATGATCGTCCCGGGCAGGAAGTACAAGAAAGATGGTGAGGAGAACCAACCGGCGGCAGGAGCCCACGTGGCAACCCCACAAAAAGGAATACATGATTGGATAGGCTCCGTTGATATCAACTCTCTGTATCCTAGTGTTATTAGGGCACTGAACATGGGACCGGAGACCATAGTAGGACAGATAAGGCCAGTGATCACATCAGCGGAGATCAACAGGGCCAAACATGCCAAGAAATCATTTGCGGCGGCATGGGACAGCCAGTTTGGTAGTTGGGAATATGTTGCAGTGATGAACAAAGAGAAAGGCACAGAAGTTGTTGTGGATTGGGAAGACAAAACCAGTGTGAGGATGAGTGCGGCACAACTGTATGATTTAGTTTTTGAAGGCAACAACAAATGGATGTTGAGTGCAAATGGCACAATATTCACATATGAGTATGAAGCAATCATTCCAGGCTTACTAAAACGTTGGTATGAAGAAAGACAAGAGATGCAGAGAAAAATGCGTGAGTGTGGTGACAACGAAATTGAAAGAGAGTATTGGGATAAAAGGCAACTTGTAAAAAAGATTAATTTGAACAGTCTTTATGGTGCAATCTTAAATCCAGGTTGTAGATTCTTTGACATAAGGATCGGACAGAGTGTGACACTCACAGGTAGATGTATCACAAAACACATGGCCAGCAAGGTCAACGAGATCGTGACAGGCGAGTACGACCATAAAGGCGAGAGTATTGTGTACGGAGATACAGATTCCGTTTACTTCTCAGCATACAAGACATTACAGAAAGAAATCAAAGATGGACTGATACCATGGACTAAAGATTCAGTGGTAGGCTTGTACGATAAGATATCAGAAGAGGTCAACAGTTCATTCAAATCATTCATGACCAAAGCATTCCACACTCCGGCTACAAGGGGAGAAGTCATTGCGGCAGGTAGAGAACTTGTTGCATCTAAAGGCCTATTCATCACAAAGAAAAGATATGCTGTACTTTACTACGATAAGGAAGGTAAACGTACCGATGTAGAAGGCAAGGAAGGCAAGATGAAGGCAATGGGACTGGATCTAAAAAGATCAGACACTCCTGTATTCGTACAAGACTTCTTGAGTGAGATATTGTACATGGTGCTTTCAGGTAAAGAAGAGAAAGAGGTGCTAGACAGGATCAGTGAATTCAGGGCAGATTTCAAGTCAAGACCGGGCTGGGAGAAGGGATCTCCCAAGAGAGCAAACAACATGACCAAGTACACAGCGGCGGAAGTGGCCAAAGGCAAAGCAAACATGCCAGGTCACGTAAGGGCAAGTATGAATTGGAACAGGTGCAGAGAGATGTACGGAGACAAATATTCCATGTTGATCACAGATGGTGCCAAGGTTATTGTGTGTAAACTAAAACAGAATCCGTTAGGATATACCAGTATCGCATATCCTGTTGACGAACTGCGTATTCCAGAGTGGTTCAAGGAACTGCCATTTGACGGTGACGCAATGGAAACAGGTATATTAGACCAGAAGATAGACAATCTTATAGGTGTATTAGACTGGGACGTACAGTCAACAGAGACCAGTAACACATTCAACAAACTGTTTGAATTTTAAATACAGGTATGCTCAGCATAGAAGAGATTAAACTACTGATCGAGAAACTAGAGAAGGCCAAAGCAACGGATTTCCAAGAACTGATCGACACCAATCTAAAAGTATTGAAAGATCTGGAGTTGGCCGTTGATGCCAACAACAAAGAAACAATAGCACGTTTGGACAAACCCGAGGCATGGTTTGCAAGGGATCTTGAAAAGAAGAGGATTAAACCTATTGTAGATCAAATGTTGTATAGAAGTATACAGACCAAGATATTCCAATTTCAAAGAACCAGTTCATCGTCAACAAGTGGCGGACTTTATAACAGCCTGGAGATAGGTCCAGGAACAGGAATGTTTTCAAAGGAGTTTAGATCATGGAGATTGAACTACTTCCTGGACATACTTCCAGAAGTTGAAAACAAGATCAGACGTAGATTCCCACCTCTTCACCAGAAGTACCTAAAATTTTTCAGAACACGTGAAACAGAGTGTTCAAACATACCACAGGGCAGTTGCAACTTCATATTCAGTTGGGACACATTCGTGTTCTTCACGCAGAGACACGTACAACAGTACCTGCATGACATCAAGAGAGTGCTTGTACCAGGTGGTTATTGTTTCATACAGTATGCTGACTGCCATTATGATCATGACCTACACGAAGCAAAACGTGGTTATTGGAACTACAACACCAAAACAGAAATGACCAGAATCATCGAGGAAGAAGGATATGAGGTTGTTGAGATGAATCAATTCCGTCCTGGCGCCAACTATGCTGTATTCCGGAAGCCTGGTAAACAAAATCCAGCAGTGTACAATATTTCTGAAATAACACTAGACTAAGACCTAAATATCCTATACAATAAGAACATTATGATAGACATCTTAAAAGACATCGTTAAACACACGCATGGACTGGGATTCTTAGATCTTGTCAAAATCAGTGGTAGCACTGAGG